AGCAGGAGCTGGTTGGTGCAGAACGTGGTGGCGTCCGAGTCCAGCCTCCAGTTGCTGTCAGCGTTCGCGCGCACCTGGTCGTCGATGTCCTTGTGGACCGCCCAGACCTCGGCGAAGTACTGACCCGTGTCGACCTTCCAGCCCACACCAGCCGACTCGGTGCCCGGCGCACGCTTCTGTGCGTCGGTGCGCCTCCAGTCGGACTTCGAGTACTTCCAGTACAGGTCCGACTGCTTGTTCACCGGCACCCGCGGGAACACCTTGTCCGCGATGAACTGGGACTTGTCCTGCATGTACGCCACGGAGACGTTGGTCAACGGAACGTTGACGTGAAGATCGCTCTGAGTGGGGTTAGGCATCTCGTCTCACTCCTCTCAGATGGTCAGGAGAACGTTGACGAGTTCTCCAGCGTTGACGGTGGTGGACAGGGCGATACCGACGACCGCGGTGGCCCCGGCACTGGTGGCCTGGCCATCGGCGCTGACCTGGATCTTGGCCCCGGCGGTGATCGGCGCGTCGCTGACCACCTTGGAGACCCCGGCGATCGCGACCGTGGCCGCATGGCCGGCACCCTGCGGCTTGTTCTGCATGACACCGACACAGTTGCCGCCGCCGTCACCCAGACCTACCTGGTGAACTCCGGTCACCTTCACGAAGTGGTACTGCTTGCCGCCGTGCGGATCAGGGGAGCCTGGCTGCCCCGGAACCCCGGTGTAGATGCCCAGGGACGAATCCGCGTTCAGCGTGATCGACCGTAGGCTCTCCTCGTAAGCCATCGAGCTTCCCTACCTTTCCTTCATCGATTCCGCTGCGCGAGCAGGTACTCGTCGTAGGCTTCGGGGTTCATGTCGAACATCTTGTTGACAGCCTGGGTCTCGTTGAAGTCCTGGGCCTTCCCGAAGGTGTCGTAGGCCGCAGCCTCGACCTGGCTGTAGATGTCGGCGTTGTCTCCGCCACCCTGGAACCCGGCTTCCTCGAAGAGGATCGCGCCGGCGGTCTCCAGGCACTTCGCGATCACCGCGCAGTCGTCGTAGTCCATGGTCTCGGCCATCCGGTACAGCACCGGACCGAGCTCCTCGGGCGCGACCGGGAGGTTGTACTCGGCAGCCTTGGAGATGTACTCCCGGGTCAGCCGCAGGTCCCGCTCAGCCTGAGCGGCCTTGGCGACCTGCTCGTAGCGGCCCTCCATCTCCTCGACCCGTCCCAGGGCCTTGGCGAACACCTTGTCCCGGTCCTCGTCGCTGAAGGCCTTGGAGAGCTCCTCCATCACCGACTTCGAGAACGATCCCTGGGGCTGGTGGTTCTCGAAGAACGCCGACTTCCCGACCGGAGCCAGCTCTGGCTCGTCCTCGGGCTCGTACTCGTACTCGAGCTCGGGCTGGTCCTCATCGTCCTGGACGTACTCGTAGGCATTGCCCTGGTCGTCGTACACGATGTCACCGAAGTCCAGGTCGTTCTCTTCGAGGGGCTGTCCCTCCTGGTTGTAGAGCTTGGGCATCTCATCCTCCTCAGGAGCCCTCTTCGAGATCACGAACCTGGAGTACTGGTTCGCCGTTTTGTCGACTGTGGAGATCTCATCGATCTCCATGTCTGTCAGGTTGCGGATCGGTCGTGGCATCTCATCTACCTCTAGTTCTCAGTCTCACGGTGCTGTCCATTCAGTGGGCGTGGTCGATGCCGAATGCCGAGACAACATCCCGCTTGGCGTAGGGAGACCAATCACCGGTCTGCTTCCGCTTCAGCTTCCTGTGCGCGCCGGCTGCACCAGCTACCACCGCGACACCAGCCGCGGCCTTACCACCGTGCTTGAGAGCAGGCTTCAGATGCTTGAGCGGAACTGCCGATTCACCCTGGCTACCCAGCGCGATCTTGTAGGGCTGCTTCGCACTGTTGACCCGTTCGTGGACCTCGGCCATCTCCTTGGACTTGACCTTCGAGCCCTGGTGAACGGCCTTCATTCCGTGATGCCCGGCATAGGCACCAGCAGCACCGGCACCGACCAGCGCACCGCCCTGGTAGGCCTTGGACCGCTTCTGGCGACTGCGTTCGGAGTCGAAGTTGCCGGCCGAGGGTGACCAGGCCTTCTCGATCGGCACCTCGATCGGCGGCAACGTGACCGGGTGTCCCTCCTCGCCGTAGTACCCCATCTCCAGCGGTGCCTGGTACTGCTTCTTCACGGGCTGGTTCATGGTTCTCTTCCTCGACTCAGCATTGGTGTAGGAGGCGAAGTTGAAGGAGCCGATCCCACCCAGCCCGGCACCGGTGGCCAGCAGTGGAGTGGTCACTCCCTGGATCTTGTCCCGCTCCGGATCCAGAGGCTTCGGGGCCCGGACCTTGCTCTGCAGGGCCGGGATCTTCCGCAGCGTGTTCCGGCCAGTGCGACTGGCAGCCAGGGTGCCGCCGAGCGCGGCCAGGCCGATCGCTCCACCGGCCTGGGAGAGATGACCCTGGGCCCGCTTGCGACGCTTGATCTCGGCATCGCTCATCAACCGCTTCTTGAAGACCTTGCCGCCCTTGTCCTTGTGATGGGCCACGGCCAGGCCACCACCACCCAGACCCGCCACCGCCAGCGCCGGGTTACGAGCCTTACGCGCCAGCTTGGCTGCCCCGCCGTAGGTCGCGGCGAAGTAGCGCGCCTGGCCGTGCTCACCACGCAGTCTCCCGACCTCGTGGGCCTCGGCCGCGGTCTTGCCCGCCAACCCCGTGTTCCCGACCAGCGTGGAACCCTTCTCCGCGCCGATGTCCGGCACCCGCTTGTTCTTCACCTTGTCCGGGAGCGGGTTGACGACGTGCCCACCAGCGTTCGGGGCGATCTTTCGCGCATCCTCGAGATTGCCCACAGCCTGCTTCGACCACTTGCGACCCTGGCGCTCCAGGACTCTGGCCGTGCCGACGCTGCCTGCCGCGACGGTGCCACCCACACCCAGCGCCGCACCGGAGGCTCCCTTCAGCTGACGATCGTTGTCGCGCTTCTTCACCGGCTCCTTCTTCGTGGCCCGGTGCACGCCGTAGGCCGTCAGCCCGGCACCACCGACCAGGGCAGCGTTCGACGCCCTGCGGGCCACCTGCAGATGCGGGATGATCTTCGCCTCGCCGGCCTTCCTGCCGACATCGAACCCGTGCTTGTAGTGGCTCTTGGTGGTGTCGTCCTTGAGCTCCGGGTTGATCCCGAAGACGTTGAACGTGTGGTGGGCGTTGTGCCGGTAGCCGAACTCTCCGCCCCGGTAGGCATTGGTCGCCGCCTTCGCCTTCCCACGCCGGTTGGATGCGTCCTTGACATCCGCCATGATGGCCTTCGACTTGACCCCGGGGATGCCTCCGCCGGCCAGTCCAGCAGCCGCAGTGGTTCCGCCAGCACCGGCGATCGCCGCACCCGAGCCTGTGTGGTCCTTCTTCTGCGGGCTCATCCCGGAGACCTCTTCCCGTGTCCATGGATCGAGAAGCCTGTCCGCTCCCCGGACTTCACCTTGGCCCAGACCTCGGGGTCACGGACCTGGAACCCGACCCACCAGCCGGTGGGCACGTCGTCTCCGAGGCCGAACGCCTCACGCTTCTCGTCGGTGACGATGAAACTCTCGATCATCTCCGACTTCTGAATCGGCTGCCAGTCGTCGCGCAGGTGCATGTCCCCGCCCTTGCGGGACTTCATCACGTACTCGTAGCCGGCCTTCTCCATCTCCTCGGCAGTGATCCGGTCGCCCTGTAGATCCACGACCGGCTCCCCGTTCACCTCGATCACCGAGGCCCAGCCGAAGATCTGCTGCTTCTCCTCGTTGGCCTTGGCGATCTCCCCGCTCCAGGTCACATCCACCCGGTCGGACTTCTCGACCTTGGCGTGGCCACGGGCCCCGGTCGGCAGCTTGCGGAACTTGCCACCGGTCTTCTTGGTGTACAGCAGCCCCTTCTTGGCCTGCTTCGGGCTGGGGATGGTGGCCCTGGTCAGCTCACCCTTACGCTCACGGGCGTTGTTCACCAGCTCGCCCAGGTCCTTGCTGACTCCGGTCTTCTTCTTGGTGTCCGCGTGCAGGATCTTGGTGGCCGCGACCTCCCCGGTCAGCCCCGCCACCTCCAGCGGGATCAGGCCGGTGGCCAGCTTCTCCTCACCGAGTGCGTGCTTGAACGCGGCACCCCGGGACATCGCTGGACGCGCAGCAGCATGCCTGGGCTCATAAGGCATCTTCGGGGCCTTACCGGGCTTATCCAGATGGGCCACAGCACTGAGCGGGATCTTCTTGGCCTTCAGTGTGCCCCGGGCCATCTTGTAGGACCGGCTGATGTTGTGCCCGCCCAGAGCCAGGCCGGCCGCGCCAGCCCCCGCCCCGACCGCGCTCAGGCCCGCGGTGATCTTCCGCTTCTTCTTGTCCGCGGCAGCCACATCGGACTGAGCGGGGTTCATCTTGGTGATCAGCTCGTCGCCGCCACCGCCGAACAACAGATCGGCCACCTCACGGAACTCGTCGTTGGTGGCCAGCAGCTCACGGACTGTGCTCATGTGTTCATCGTCCGCAAGTGCGCTACTCACTCTTCATCCAGCTGGACCGACCGCTTCGGCTCGAGCTCGAAGGTGGTCGCGGCGTAGAAGTGATCAGCCTGGGTCTTGTTCACCGAGTTCGGCTTCAGGGTGTACTCCCCGTCCACCGAGAACTCCCGGTGCAGGCTGGTCCCGGACCCGGAGATGTCTTCGACCGCGCCCTCATGGGTTGGCACCCGGTCGATTCCGATCACGTAGACCTCGTAGTCCTCAGGACTCTGGTTGAAGTAGTTCTGACCCAGTTCTCGGTAGGACATCCTCTGTGTCCACCAGGGCTCACCTTCCTGGTTCTGGAAGGTGACCTTCTCGCCATCTCGGTTCATCCAGGTCATCCAGGTTCCTGGATCTTCCGGAATAGCATCCGCATCCTCGAGGTCAGAGTCGAAGTAGCTGGTCTCGAAGTCATCGTGCCAGTGCGAGGTCGCAGTCCTGCCGTAGAAGTCAGCGATCCGCCCGAAGATCTCCGGCCTGTTCCGGAAGTCTGCGTAGTACACATCTCCAGTCACTGGATCCCTGTGCGAGACCAACCGCGGGTTCTCCAGGTAGGTGTTGATCATCTCGTCGGTCTGATGCTCCACAGCGCGTTGGATCAGCTCACCTGCCTCCTGGGCCACCGCGATCTCATCAGTGGAGAAGGTGATCCCGTGATCCAGCTTGATCTGTTCGATATCGCCGTCCTTCAGGTTGTGGTTCTGGATCACCGCGTAGGCAGGCTTGATCGTCTGAACCGGGGTCTTGGTCTCCTGCATGGACCGAGTACGAGTCCGCAGATCCACTGCCAGGTCAGCAGCGAAGTCGATCATTGGCTCGGTCGCCGTGATCTCGGCCAGCGCCTGGTTCCGGTAGAGATCCGCCTGCAACGGGCTGTCCAAGGCCGAGGTGAGACCGCGCCGGCTCTTCGGCTGGGCCGCGATCAGGGCCGCGAACTTCTGGTCGGTCTCGGTGTCCGGCTCGACCACCGCCGGCGTGGCGTAGGTGATGTGTCGTACCGGCTCTCGCACCTGGGTAGCCAGGATCCGGTCGAACTCCTCGTCCACGTCGATGGTTTTGGTCTGGGGCTTCGGCTGGGGCTTGGTCCGGGTCTTCACCCCGAACCGACCGTCATAGGCGCGTGGGTGCAGCTCGTTGAACTCCTTCAGCTCGGTCCCGGCCAGGTTCTTGGAGAACCGGTTCTCGATCAGCCGGACCACACACCGGCAGTTCGGGTGCAGACCGGGAGTCCAGAACTCTCCCTCCTTGGTCCGGAACCGCTCGTTGATCCCGACCTTCTTCCCGTGCAGCGGGCCACAGACCGGGCAGACCCGCTCATCCTTGGCGGTGATCCACAGCTTCTGTGCCTTCTCGTTCAGCCGGCCCTTGTCCTGGAGCCACATCCAGGCGAACTGCTTCGCCTGCTCGTCGATGTTGTGCTCCTCCTGCTTCGCCAGCTTCTTGATCCGGGAGGTGAACGCCTTGTCGGCGTACTCCCGGGCCCGGGCCTTGAGCGGTCGAGGCCGCTGGTCTGTGACTGGTGTGGCGAATGTGGTAGCTGCGTTGTATCCGCGCATCTGTCGAGGCGAGAGACCGTAGGCCTCCATCACTCGATCCGCGGCAGCCCGAGCCGGCACCCGCCGATTCACCAGCGCGTTGTAGCCCTCGGCCAGCGCTTCCCTGGACGTGGCGTGGAAGTACTCCCCCACCTTCTCCGCGTGCTGGTCAGCCAGGTTGTAGATCACGCTGGACGGGACATCCCCGGCGTTCGCGGCCAGGTAGGCGCGCAGGTAGGCATCGGCCAGGATCGGAGCCGAGACCTTCCGGTACCTCCAGAACGCAGTTCTCCAGGCCAGGTCCGCGATCTGCAACAGCTGACCTTGAGTGGGCGCACCGATCCCGGTGAGCTGCTCCTTGACCTCCCTGACCACCGCGGCCCTGGTCACTGCCAGCGCAGCCTCCAGTGCCTCCGCCGGCGACCCCAGGAACGCTCCGGCTCGAGGCAGGTCCCCCGGCCGGAGTCCGGTCGGGTCGAACCTGAGCTCAACGAACGGGGCAGTGGTCACCGGTACGCCGCGTTGAGATTCTCTTCGATCTTCGTGCGCGTCTGCTCAGGGAGCTCCTCGAGCCACTTCTCGTGCCCCTTGAAGTTCCTGTCCCCCTTGGTGGTGTTGATCCCGTTGATGAAGTTGTCCAGGTCGTTCCACTCCTGTCCGGTGGCATCATCCCGCGCCCGGGTCGCTGCCGTTACCCAGTTCTTGCGTTGCCGGTCGACCTCACGCGCGTCGTCCATCTCTGGCGTGTGTTCGATCGCCTCCAGGTGACCACCTGATCCACCCCGTGGCTGGGGCGAGACTGCGACACCGCTGCTCGCAGGACCAGTAGGCGGAGCAGAGCCACCTCCCCCACCACTGGCAGACGCGGGCCCAGCACCACCGTTCGAGCCACCGCCTGGCATCGGACCACGCTTGGTCTTCAGGTAGCGCATCCGGTGGATGTTCTCCAGGTGGTTCAGGGCCCCCTGGTCATCGCTGAAGAACTTGCTGGCGAACCCGGAACCCGGGTTGGCGAGCCGGCCGCCGAAGGCATCCTGAGCCGGGGTGCCGTAGGTCTTGCTGGAGCGCATCGCCTCCCGCATCCCCTTGGCCAGCTCGAACTCCTCGCGCAGCTGCTGGTCGGTCAGCGTGGAGAGCGGCTGCCCGTGCTTGAGCGAGACATCGGACCCGTCCAGCCGGTTGATCTCGATCTGGACCGCGACCGGATCCGGGCTGGGTCGGTATGCCTCGTGATTGTCGACGAACTTGTAGGGCGCGGCCAGCCAGGTGTTGGCGTGCTTGGCCTCGAACGTAGTCCCACCACTCGTGCGCCGCCTCGCGTTCTGGTACTCCACCAGGTGCCGGCTGACATCGGTGGTCGCCAGCCGGTCGGACTTGGCGGCGACCCAGGTGTGGAACCGGTCCAGGTTCCCCGGCTCGTCCAGGTGAGCCCGCATCTCGTTCTCGTCCAGCCCCCACCACGCTGGTGTGGCTTCGTTCGTGGGTGCCGCGATCTGGTTGTTCTTGATCGCCTGCTGCAGGGCCACCGACTTGTTCTTGACCTGCTCGCGACCCTCGGTCTGCTCCAGCGCTTCAGCCAGCTTGTCTCGGGTCTTGTCTCGATCGGAACGAACACCACCGCCACCACTGGAGCTAGAAGAAGTGCTGGAGGAGGCCCCGGTCGAGTACCCCTCCTTCTTGTAGGGACGAGGCGGGGCTGGGGTGCCCGGCAGACCACGCTGGTAGTCCGCGTGCGCCGCGGAGAACTTGCCGCTCACCTTGTGGTTGGTGCCGTACCAGCCAGCCGAGGCACCGGTCGGCCGGACTCGAGCCGGCTCCACGTAGCCCAGATCGTGCTCGTACTCCTCCAGTTCCTCTTCCTTCGGGATCGCGGCAGCGTCGATGTAGTACGGGAACTGCTCCCGCAGCGAGTCCAGGGCAGCGGTGTAGCCGACTCCGTTCAGTCGGAAGTGGATCTCCTTGAGCTCCTTGAGCTCGCCGTGGATCTGCTTGCGGTAGTCGGCCGCATCCTGGCGGCTGACCAGGCCCTGCTTCGCCTGCTCCTCGAACCTGCTGATCGCGGCCTCGGCCCGGTCCAGGTCCCGGCCGTCGATCTGGGGGTTGGCCTTGAACTCGGTGAGCCGGTTGTCGATCTCGGCCCGGATCAGACGCGGCGAGGTGCCAGCTGGGTACTCCCCGCGCACCTCGTCCTCGATCACCTTGCGCCAGGTCGGTGGCACCGTTCCACGCTCCACCTGCTCGGACTGCACCGCATCCAGGATCTGCTCGTAGCGGCGAGTCATCCGCCGGGCCTTGTCGTTGTGCCGGCGACCACCACGGAAGTCCGGCTTGAACTCCATGGTGAACGTGCCAGACCTCGAGACCACGGTCACCCGGCGAGCCCCGCTGATCAGCCCGGTGTACACATCCTCGCTGGTCAGACCCCCGACCGAGCGGTTCCGGACGTACTCCCCGCCCTTGAGACCCTTCAGGTTCTTGAGGTTGAACGGCAGGTAGTGGTCATCCCCGTAGCCGACCGCCTGGGTCACGATCTGGCCCTTGGAGTTGATGATCACGCCCTCAGACGGCGGAGTGTTCCCACTGGCCAGCTGCAGCTTGTAGTTCCTCTTCGACGGCAGCTTCTCGGTCAGGTACTGCGCCGCAGCAGCACGGCCGAGCTCCCGCTCCCGCCACTCCGGGGCGCGCGAGTCACGGGACTCCCGGTCCGCCACCATCTGGGTGATCGCGGGAGTCACCCCGGGCTTTCCGGTGGCCCGGGGACTCTTGGCCCGAACCCCGGTCTCAGACCCGAACGGCTGCTTGCCGGCTCCTCGAGAGGTACGGAGCTGGGCCTCTTCCCGCTCCGCCCAGGGGTCGATCGGGCCGACCCGCTTGTTGTGCTTGATCGCCTGGTCGTACATCGAGATCAGGCGCTTGTCCGGAGTCCGCTCCGTGCCCCGGTACCGGTAGGCAGTCTTCCGGGCAGAGGGGCCCAGCACCTCTTCGGCCTGGGGTCCGTACTGTCCGACGATCTCTGCCATCGCACCAGCCAGCTGGAGCTTCCCACCGTCAGGGCCGATTGTGCTGGCCACCTGGCCCAGAGTCTGGGTGCGGCTGTACAGCCGAGCGTTCTGGTTCTGGGAACCGGTGTCCTTGACCCAATCCTTGGTCCACTGACCACTCTTGTCTCCGGCTCGGTTCAGAGCTTCCACGCTCTGGGCGTCCATGGTGCGACCGGTGGCTCCGGCCAGGCTGAACGCGACACCACCCACCTTCAGTCCCTCGGGGACCGTCTCGGCGGCGATCGCTCGCACGTCCTTGTCCATCATGGTGGTCATCGGCTTGGTGCTGACCGACCGCTCCGCCCAGGTCTCCCCGGTCCTGTCGTTCTTGAAGTGGACCAGCGTCTGGTGGTCACCGCCGGTGGATGCATTCACCGCATCCAGGTAGTTGGCGATCTGCAGGTACTGGTGCTGGTAGCGAGCCTTGTCCTTGGCCGAGAGGTTCTTGTACTTCGAGGCCTTCACGCCCTCGATCTTCATCGCCTCCGCGGTCTTCTCCGGCATCGGCTTGGGCAGCGGCTGGTCGGTGAACTTGATCCGGAACCGACCGGTGGAGGGGTCGCGCTTGATCTTGCGCTCGAACTCCCAGTTCGGGATCTCGTCGTCATCCTTCTTGATCAGGGACTCGAACATCGCCAGTGCCTGGGCGTAGGGCACCGGGTTGTCCATCCCCTTGCTGACCGCGCGCAGGGTGGCCTTCTTCAGATCCGTCAGCCGCTTCTCGATCACCTCGTCCAGGTGCTTCTGAAGGGTGACCCGGTTCTTCTCCACCTCCTGCTCCAACAGGTCTGAGGCCACCACGTAGCAGAACACCTCGGCGGTATCGTCATCCATCTTCATCACCAGGTCGAACATCTTCTGCGCCGCGGCCTGGTTGAAGAACGGATCGTCGTGGGGCGGGACCAGGAGCTTGGAGATCTTGCCCTTCTTCTCGAACTGGATCTTGGCCCTGGGGTCGTTCGGGGTCGACTGGATCCGGACCTTCTTCTTCTTCCGGTTGATCCGGACCGCGGGGATCTGGTTGGCCACCGCACCACCGACCACCGAGCCGCCGATGCCGATCGCCAACGGCTTGGCCCAACCACCCTTGCCAGAGGCGTCCTTCTGCACGTAGGCGTGCCCCTTCTTCCGCCACCGTCGGGCGATCTCCGGGTGCTGGCTCTCCATGAAGCGCCGCTGCTTCTCGCTCTTGTACGGGATCGAACTCACCTCTTCTTCGGGGGCGGCTTCTTGGTGATCTTCTTGGCCGCGACCTTCTTCGCCGGGCTCTTCTTGGCCGTCCCGGGTGCCGGCCGACCGTACTTCTGCTTGGCCTTCAGCTGCTCAGCGGTCAGCTTCGCGTTCGTGGCAGCACTACGGTCCTTCAGCCGCATCTGCTCCTTGGTCCGCTTGTGGTCACGGTCAGACATGGTGTCGGAGAGCCGCATCTTCTCCTTCTCCCGCGCGTGCGTGGCCTGGGCGATCTTCTCCTCGGTGGTCATCCGCTCCAGGTCACGACCGTGCTGGGCCACGGCGTTCGGGTCCTCGGGCGGCGGCTGGTTCTGCAGAGCCATCTGCTGCTCCTGCATCGCCATCTCCTGCTGCTGGGTCTCCGGGTGCGGAGTCTGAGCATGCATCTCGGCCTGCTCCGGGGTCATCCCCTGGGCGGTCATCTCCGCCTTCTGCTTCATCCCGAGCATCTCCATCTGGCCGCCGGCGAACTCCATCGCCTGCTGCTGCTCGTACATGACCCGCTTGTACTCCACGTCCTCATCGGTCATCTCCGGGAGCCGGGCGATCTCGCGCACGTACTTCTCCAGCTCCGGGTCCGGGAACCACTGCATGCCGGCGGTGGCGGTCGCGGAGATGAACCCGGCCAGCTGGGCCAGGTCGGGCGGGTCCACGTTGGTCGGCTCGAACCGGGGCAGCTGGTCCAGCTTCCACCCGTTGACCGCGAACAGCCGGGGCACCGCGTACCGGTTCAGGGTGTCCGCGATCGCCTTGGCGATGGCGTTCAGGGCAGCCCGGAAGATCCCGGTCTTGTCGGTGTGCAGGGAGTAGGAGCCGGTGTTCTCGTGCCCGACCAGGATGAAGTCGGCCAGCACGGACATCAGGATCCGCTGCTCGTAGCGGTTGATGATGGAGTTGGTGTCGAACTGCCGAGTGCCTCCCGAGCTCATCAGCTCGAAGTCGAACAGCGGCTGCTTGGTGTCCGGGTCGTACTGGGTGGGCAGCACCAGACCCTCGTTCTCATCCCGGCGGACCCCGCGGACCATCTTCCGGAAGGCCTGCACGGTCTTCTCCTGAGGCGTCCCCTTCTTCGCAGTCAGGTAGTCCGCGGGCACCCTTCCTACGGGCATACCGGCCAGGTCCCGCTCCACCCCGATCGCCTCGAACTCCTCCAGCCGCTTCTTGAAGTACCAGGCCCGGTAAGCAGTCCGGAGCAGGGAGACCCCCTCGGGGTTGCCCTTGGCGATCGAGGTCCGGAACAGCAGCGACTTCTCGATCGGGATCACCGTGGTCTGGTACCGAGGAGGTGCCATCTGCACCATCGCCCGGACCCCACCGGACTCATCGAAGGACCAGCGCAGCAGCGTCTCCTGGGCGCGGATCGGCATCTTCCGCCAGCCGATCAGCCCGTCCTCGTGCTTGCTCCGCTTCTTCGGGTCCTTCTGCCAGGGCCCGAGCCGGCGCTTGTAGACGATCTCGTGCCAGCTCCAGCCGTAGGGCAGCACCGAGAGCACCTCCCCGATGAAGTCGTCCCAGCTGTGGGACATGTCCTCCATGCAGCTCTCCAGGAACTCCTGGGCTTTCAGCCCCTCCTCGTCCTGGGTGGCCGGGAGCACCTTCCACTCCACCTCGCGCAGCAGCTTGTCGATGCTGAACAACATCGCGCCGACCATGGAGTCGTTGGACGACATCTCCCGGTAGACCCGGACCGCCTTGCGGCCACGCAGCGCGGGGAGGAACTCCTCATCGACATACCCGGAGACCCGCTTGACCCCGGTGACACCGAGCTCGTCCATCGGGCCGACGCGCTGCGGGATCTCGTCCCCGGCATTGTCCTCGTCCCAGGTGGAGATATCACCCTCGGGAAGTCGCACGTCTGCCATGTCTTCAGTCTCCCGGTGGTGTCACCTCACACGATCAGGTTGTACTCCTCGGCCACCTGGTCGTTCTTGTTCTGCACCGAGCCCACCGTCCAGTTCCCGGGCTTGCGCTGAGCGTCTCGGTTCTCCTTCATCTCGGTCTCGATCCAGGTCGGGTCGTTGCCTCCGACGATCACCATCGGAGAGGCCGGAATCGCACGCTTGGAGATCTGCCGCCAGACCAGGGCCATCGAGCAGATCTCATCAGGCAGGTGGAACTCCTTCCCGCGCGCGTAGATCATCTCCACCGAGGCGTAGAGGTGGTGCTTGTAGAAGGTGGAGATCCGGGGCACCTGCCACCGGTCGTTCTCGATCGAGGAGATGTACTCGCTGAGCATGTCGTCGCGCTTGGCCCCCACCATCTGGAACCCTCGAGCCCGCCGGTCCACGTAGTCGGCCACCACCGCACCTAGGCCGGTGGCGTCGTGGATCCCCTCGGCGTTGTAGATCTTCATCAGCTTGTTGAACTCCCCGATCATCACCGGGTAGGGCCGCCGGCGCATCCGCAGCCAGTAGGCCACGGTGACTGGAAACCGGGTCACGTTGGCCACCGTGATCACCGTGAAGTCGTTCGACTGGGCCCAGTCCGCACCGATCACGTACTCGGCATCGGTCCTGGGCTGCTCGAACTGGTACTCCTCGTAGTCCTTGGACACCTTCTGCTTGACCGAGGTCTCGGGCAGGGAGAACATCCGCTCCACCGCGTCGGAGTCGATCGCACGGTTGCCGATCGAGGGCTCACCCAGGTCGTACTCCACCCGCCACATCTCGGCCGGGATCTCGCGCTTCTTCTCATCGATCGTCTGCTGGTCCAGCCAGCCGTCGATCGGGTTGGAGGTGTCGCGGTAGCACCAGGTGTAGATCGGGTCGTCCCGCTCCAGGAACCGCTGGAGCACCGTGAAGAAGGTCTTGTCCGGGTACTGCCAGGTGGAGCTCATCGTGGTCTGCGGCCTGATCACCTCACCCTGCCAGTTGGTCTGCGGCATCGGCTGGCCCAGGGCGGCATCGAGGATCGGCAGGTCCATCTCGTCGATCTCGTCCAGCAGCAGCTCGGGCGGGTGCGGGCCACGCACCGACTTCTGGGAGGCGGTCAGCGGCATGATCGTGGACCCGTTGTTCAGCCTGATCCGGGTCGCGGACTCGTCCTTGATCAGGTACCGAGGAGCGTGCTCGGAGTCCCAAGCGTCACGGATCGTGTTGTGGATGTTGATCGACTGGTTCAGCGAGCCACCCACAATGTTGACATCTGCGCCCTTCACCGCGGCGATGGTCAGGCCCAGGATCGACATCAGCCGGGACTTGCCGGACAGGCCTCGAGATCCGTGGATCAAGGCTGACGAAGATCTCCCGAAGTACGCATCGGAGAACGCCTCGAAGGGCGCATTGTGCTCCGGGCACACCTTGTGCCTCGGGATCGTGATCCCCCATAGCGTCCTCACCAGCTGGTAGAGCTCGTCGTTGGTACGCGGCCCCCGGCTCAGCAGGATGGTCATCCAATCCGCCGGTAGGTCATGTTCGAGCCGGCCACCACGGTGGTGGCGTTGGTCGCGTCCGCGGTCTGCTGTCCGGTCCGGATCCCGAACACGCCGGAGGTGGTGCCGGTGTTCACCTTGATCTTCAAGATCATCCGGATTGCCGAGGCTCCGGTATGGCCGGCAGAGCTGATCGAGGAGGTGATCGAGGTGATGAACGCCCGGTTGCTCGAGGAGGTGGTGGTGGCAGCGCCGGTGGCCGTGGAGCCAGAGGCATCGACGTAGTAGGTCGCCGTGGTCCCGGTCGGACCGTACAGACCGACTCCGATCCCCGGCGTGGCACCAGCAATCGAGTTCGTGGTGTAGGCCAGCACTACCTCCACCTCGTAGGTAGCCGCGGTCTCGAAGGTCGCCTGCAGGTGCGGGTCTGGCACCAGCGCGTTGGAGTTCAGCGCCAGCACCGTGTCCGAGGGCTTGGTCAGGATGGTGGGCAGGTCGGAGAAGGTGAGTCGCACGTTGCC